GTCTCGATGCGGTCGCGATCCACAACGCGCTGAAGCGGCACGCGGGCCCGGTCACGGTCTGGATCGACGGCATTGCCGCCTCGGCGGCCTCCTACATCGCGATGGCCGGCGACGAGATCGTCATGCCCGAGAACGCCTTCCTGATGATCCACGACCCCGCCGGCCTCGTCATGGGCACGGCCGAAGACATGCGGTCCATGGCCGAGGCGCTCGACAAGGTGAAGGGCAGCTTGGTCTCCGGCTACGCCGCGAAGTCCGGCCGGACGCCGGACGAAGTCTCCGCGCTCATGGCCGCCGAGACCTGGTTCGATGCCAGTGACGCCGTGGCGCAGGGCTTCGCCGACCGGCTGATCGACCCTGTCCGGATCGCCGCGAACTTTGACATCGGGCGCTTCCGCAACGCGCCGCCGGTGCTGGTCGAGGCTGTCGAAACGGATCAGGACTCCGATGACGCGGCCGACGGCGTCGAGATCGAGGCGGACGAGGGCACCGACGAGGCCGCCGAAGGAGATCAGCTTTCTGAGGCCGAAGACGAGCAGGCCGCCTTTGCCGCCACCGCTCAGCCTCCGGCCGTAACGCCACCGCCCAGCAGTGCGCCGCCCGATCCGGCCGCCATCCGCGCGGAGGCTATCGGGCATGCCCGGGCCGTCGTCGATCTCTGCCGCCTTGCCGGCCAGCCGCAGATGGCGGGCCGCTTCCTCGAACAGGACGCGAGCCTCGACGAGGTGCGCGCCGCGCTCCTCGCTTTGAGGTGCGAGGCCGAGCCCGAGATCGCGCCCCATCACCCGCAGCCCGGTCGCTCCTCTGCCGCGCGCCCCTGGGGCGAGATCGTCGCCCGCACCTTCAAGCTGAAAGGATGACACCATGACCACGTTGGTCGAAGGCACGCACCCCGGCGGCTTCCTCGTCTGGGAGGCCTTCCGCGACTACACCCGCGAGACGATCACCGTCGCTGCGGGCACGCTCGAGCCCGGCACCGTGCTGGGCAGGATCACCGCCTCGGGCAAGTACGCCGCCCACGATCCGGCCGCCGTCGACGGCACCGAGACCGCCGTGGCCGTGCTCTGGGGCAAGGTTGATGCGTCCGGTGGCGATGCCCCGGCCGTCGCGGTCGTCCGCGGCCCCGCCATCGTCAACCGCCACGACCTCGTATTCGCGGGCACGCCCAGCGAGGCCGAGATCGCGGCCGCCCACACGGCGCTCATCGCCGCGGGCATCCTCGTCCGCTGACCCAATCCCGACAGGAGGCATCCTCATGGCCACCATGGACATCTTCGAAGGCGATGCCTTCACCATCGTCGAGCTCACCCGCGCGCTCGAGAATATTCCCTACAAGCCCGCGCTGCTCTCGGGCTCAAACCTCTTCAGCCCGCGCGGCGTGCGCTCCCGCACCGTCGTGATCGAGAGCCGCGACGGCACGCTGTCGCTCATTCCGTTCTCCGAGCGCGGCTCGGCCTACGAACAGCAGGTGCCCGACCGGCGCGAGATGCGCGCGTTCGTCTGCCGCCAGTTCAAGAAGCAGGACGTGCTCTGGGCCTCGGAGATCCAGTCCGTCCGCGACTTCGGGTCGGAGAGCGCCACCCAGCAGGTGCAGACCGAAGTGGCCTACCGGCTACGCAAGCTCCGCCAGGACGCCGAGACCACCTTCGAGTACCACCTGCTGAACGGCATCCAGGGGCTGGTGAAGGACCCGAAGGACCAAGCCACGGTGGTGAACTACTTCACCGAGTTCGGCATCTCTCCGGCGGCCGAGATCGACTTTGACCTCGACAACGCGAGCCCGGCCTCGGGAGCACTGCGCAAGCGCTGCCAGGCGCTGATCGAGAGCGTCGAGGACTCGATGGGCGGGCTCTCGGCCGGCGGTGCAGGTTCGCGCCGAATGCGGCTCGGCCTTCTTCGCCGATCTCGTCGCCCACAAGGAGGTACGGGAGACTTACCTCAACACCGCCGCCGCGGCCGATCTGCGCGGTCGCGTCGCCGACGAGGTCAGCTTCGGTGGCATCACCTTCCGCCGCTATCGTGGCGGGGTCGGCTTCACGGTCCCGACCGACAAGGCGTTCTTCTATCCCGAAGGCATCGAGGGGCTCTTCGAGATCTACTACGCCCCCGCCGACACCTTCGAGACGGTGAACACGCTGGGCCAGCCGCTCTATGCCCGGACGATCCCCGACCGGGACCGCGACGAATGGGTGCGGCTGGAGATCGAGAGCAACCCGCTCCCGATCTGCACACGGCCGCAGGTGTTGCGCTCGGCACGGCGGACCTGAGTCAGAGCGTGACGCCGTATCGGGCGTGAAGATCGCTGAGATGCCGGACCAGCCAGTCGGCCGGTTCGGTATCCTGCCAGAAGCGCCAGAGTTCGGGATAGCTCATCGCCTCGAACGCCGGCGATGATCCTGCCACGCGCGCCCTGAACTCCTCGATCTCGTCTCGATGGGCCACAAACTCGGGACCGGCGGTTGGGTTCGCGGGCTCCCAGAACAGATAAAGCAGCGTCACCGGTCGGTCGGGGAAGCTGCGTGCCAGTCCGAACGCATGCTTGATAAGCTGCGCAGCGTCGAGCCAGGTGTACTTGTCTGGCCGATCCCGGAGGCGCAGCATCTCGCGAAAGTATCCCTGATCGCGCCGCGTGTCCCTGATCTGCTCCTCGTAGGCGTGCGAGAATTCGGCCCGGTGGGCCGACAAGTGTTCGGTCAGCTTGGACTCGATCCCGACCACGCCGCCGGGGCCCGAAAGCACGACGTCCAGGTTGGGTGCACGGCCGCCGCGGAGTCCGGTGGGGCATTTCCGTTCGAAGCGAAGATCGTCGAAACCGGCACCCATCGGCATGGCGAGGTCGGCGATCCGGCTCCGAAACGGCGCGAAGCAGTTGACCGCCAGCCCTGATGAAGAATGGGCCGCCCGAAACTTGGTTTCCAGCTCGTTGCCGTCGCCCGAAGACAGGTCTGCTTCGAAATCCTTCAGCGTGACCTGCGGAAGCAGGGTGTCGCGAAAATCTGCAACGTAGCCCTTCGGGTCGAGAGATGTGTCCGGGTGCTGGTGAACGAAAGCCTCTGAAAGAGCTTGAACGGCTCGGATCCTCGTCGGGCGTTCTGAATTCGATTCCTGTTTCATGGGAGCAGTATAGCTATGACCAGCGCGTTCGCATCCGCCCTCGACGCGCTCTTCGCGGATGCGCATCTCGCGCGCGACATCGTCTACACAGCGGAGGGCGGCGCGTCCTCGCTGGTCCGGGCGATCCTGCGCCGGCCCGATGACGTTACCGGCTTCGGCGAGGCGCGGATCTGGTCGGAGAGCACCCGGCTCGATCTGCGCCTTTCCGAGGTGGCCAACCCGCGTCCCGGCGACCGCATCGAGATCGACGGCGAGGCCTTCCTCATCCAGGGCGAGCCCGTCCGCGACCGCGAACGGCTGGTCTGGACCGTGGATCTGCGTCCGGCCTGATCGCGATGAAGCTGAAGCTCGACATCACCCCGGACCTCGTCGCCGCCATGGCCGCCGAGGTGAAGGCCGGAGAGAAGGCCGTCACCGCCGCTATGCGCGAAGCCGGGACCGGGCTCAAGACCGCCTGGCGCGGGCAGATCACCGGCGCGGGCCTCGGCCGACGGCTCGCGAACTCGATCCGGAGCCAGACCTACCCGAAGGCCGGCGAGAGCCTGAACGCCGCCGCCGTGGTCTGGTCGAAGGCCCCGGTGATCATCGGCGCCCACGACACCGGCCCGCTGATCCGCTCGAAGACCGGGTTCTGGCTCGCGATCCCCACTCCGGCAGCCGGGAATTCGACCCGCGGCGGCAGGGTCACGCCGGGCAAATGGGAACGCCGCACCGGCTTGCGCCTGCGCTTCGTCTATCGCCGCCGGGGTCCGAGCCTGCTGGTGGCCGAGGGACGGCTGAACACCAGGGGCCGCGCGACGGCCTCACGCTCGAAAACCGGCCGAGGGCTGACCACCGTTCCGATCTTCCTGCTCGTCCCGCAGGTCAAGCTGGCGAAGCGGCTCGACCTCGCACGGGACGCCGAGCGGGTGCACGACACGCTGCCGCGGCTGATGGTGGCAAAGTGGGTCGAAGGGAAGGTGCGGTGAACGACCGCAACCCGGATGCGGGGAACCACAGGCGTCGGATTGCCGGTTGGCGCTGACCCGCCGCTCACGTTCTGCCTTGTGAACGCCAGGTATTGGCGTTGAAACTTCCGGGATCGGAGCGACGGCTGGCGCCACTGCCGTCGAACAGCCAGGGTGGAGGAGGTCCTGTGCCCGCGACGACACGAATCGATGCGGACAACCGCCACTTGCTGACCGCGCAGCAGGCGTTCCGGCGCGCTGCCGATGTGATAGCGGACGCATGGAGCGATTTTCCGGAAGTCGTGGCCGTCGCCGTCATCGGATCGGTCGCGCGACCGCTCTGGAAGGAGGTGCCTCGTTTTGCCGGCTACCGGCGTCGCGGCATCCGTCTGTGGCATGAATGCAAGGATCTCGATCTCGCACTCTGGCTCGACGACCTGAACCGGCTCGGGGATCTCCAGCGTGCCCAGGTCAAGGCACTTCATCGAGAGCGGGAGCGCCGGCCGGAATTCGGGGTTGCCGATCACCAGGTCGACACGTTCCTGTTCGAGCCCGGAACGGATGCCTGGCTCGGGCGGCTCTGTCACTTCAATCGCTGCCCGAAATCGCGTCCGGAATGCGCCGTGGCCGGGTGCGGCGCAACGCCCTTCAACCGCGTGTTCCCCGGTTTCGATCTGTATCCCGATGCCCTCGCCGATGTGGCGTCGGCAATGCTCTACGGCAGGGAGCAAGGCCGTCTTCGATCCGCACTGGATTTGCCCGGCCCCGCCGATGACGGCTGATGCTCTCGCCCGCGGCGTCGGAGCCGTGCCGCGAACGATTTCGACAGGTCGGCGAAGGGCTCGTGGACCGGGACGGGCCGCCCCGGAACACAGGGATCGAAGTACGCCGCCGACGCTTCAGGCGGCGCTTGCCGCACCGCTCAACCAAAGACTGAGTACCGATGCCCACCCCCCGCGAAACCATCCTTCTGGCCCTTCACGCCCGCCTCTCGACCCTGCCCGCCACCACCCTACGCGGTGAAGTGCTGCCCGAGCGCGTGCCGGCCGAGGGCCTGCTGATCCTGCGCGATGGCGAGCCGGGGGCGCCGGAGGTGACGTTGTCGCCGCTCCGCTACCATTACCGGCACCGCGCGGAGATCGAGGCGGTGGTGCAAGGTGCCGACCGTGACGCGGCGTTCGATGTGCTGACCGCCGGCATCGGTGCCGCAATTGCTGCCGACCGCACGCTGGGCGGGCTCTGCGACTGGGTCGAGGCGGAGGCGCCGCGGACGGTGGACCTGCCCGTCGAGGGCGCGGCCAGCCTGAAGGCGGCGGTGATCGCGGTCGTGCTGCACTATTCCACGGCCGATCCGTTGGCCTGACCCAGACAATCCGAGGAGAATACCATGGCACGAGCCCATGGGGCGCGGGCGCAGATGGCGCTTGCGTTCGAGACCACATATGGCACCCCGCCCGCGGGCGGCTTCACGAAGGTGCCCTTCGCGCCGGGCATGACGCTGGGCACCGAGCAGCCACTGCTCGAGAATGAGCTGCTGGGCTTCGGCCGCGACCCGCTGGCGCCGATCAAGGACGCCGTCACCTCGGATGGCGACGTGGTGGTGCCGATCGATGCCGAGAACTGGGGCTTCTGGCTCAAGGCCGCGTTCGGGGCGCCGACCACCACCGGCGTCGGGCCTTACACGCACGAGTTCCGGTCGGGCGCTGTCGCGCTTCCGTCGATGGCGATCGAGCGCGGGTTGCCGGAGGTGCCGCTCTACACCATGTTCCAGGGCTGCGTGCTCGACCGGCTGCAATGGGATATCGCGCGCTCCGGGCTGCTGACGGCGACCGCGAGCCTGATCGCGCAGGGCGAGACCAGCGCCCCCACCAGCCAGGCCGGCACGCTTGCCGAAAACACGCTCGCCCGGTTCGGCAGCTTCCATGGCTCGGTCGCGCGCGACGGCACCGCGCTGGGCAACGTGGTGTCGGCCAGCATCTCTTACGCGAACAACCTCGACCGGGTCGAGACCATCCGCGCGGACGGGCTGATCGACGGTGCCGATCCCGGCATCGCGGCGCTCACGGGGCAGATCGTGGTGCGCTTCGCCGACACCACGCTGCTGGACGCCGCCATCAATGGCACCGCGTCAGAGATCACCGTGGCCTACAGCGCTCTCGCGACCGGGGAGACCTTCGAGATCGTCGCGCATTCGGTGTTCCTGCCGCGTCCGCGGATCTCGGTTTCCGGCCCGGAGGGCATCCAGGTGACCTTCGACTGGCAGGCGGCGCAGGATCCGGTGCTGGGGCGGATGTGCACCGCGACGC